CACAAATACATGGGGCCACAAACAGGCGGGGCAGATTCTGCTTTTTCAGGCAACGGCGATGCTACGCAACCCATCTATGAAGATCTAAGCCCATTGAACATTCAAGACTTGTTGCTGTTAGAAAACAGAGATAGAATTTATGACACTGACATTTATGTCATGCGCGGTGTGTATCGAGCACAAGACATTGACTTTGATCTCACACAGTTTGGATTGTTTTTAAACAATGACACATTGTTTATGACCTTTCATTTCAATGACATGATTGACACATTTGGGCGCAAGCTCATGAACGGTGATGTTCTTGAAGTTCCTAATTTAAAAGACTATTATCCGTTGGATGCTTCTATTCCCAGAGCCATGCCACGTTACTATGTAATTCAGGACGCCAACTATGCGTCTGAAGGATTTAGTCAAACATGGTTGCCTCACCTATGGCGTGTAAAAGCCACCCCACTGGCCAATCAACAAGAATACAAAGACATTCTAGACAAACCTTTTGTGCAAGAAAATATCTGGGATCCAGGCAATTTCTACCCACAAGGAACCATTGTAAACTACGGTGATGTTTATTATCAAGCCGTACAAAACACGCCAGCCGACATCGATATTAACAATACCAATTATTGGCAACCTTACACACCACCATCAGTCAGTGACGTGATTAGTACCAGACCCAAAGACAACCAAATCAATGATGCTATATTAGCGCAGGCTGATGTTGAAGTTCCTGCATCGGGCTACGACGTTACAAAATTATATGTTGCACCAACAGTAGTAGATGGACAGCCTGCCAACCCAGAAACACCAGTTACTTCAACAGTAAATGGCAACACAGTTGATGGTACAGTAAGCGGTGAAAATAATACGCCAAGAAGTGACGGATATACAGTGGGTTACCTAACTGGTGACGGTGTTCCTCCTAACGGATTGCCTGTGACTCCTGGTGTCAGTTTCCCTACAAATCCAGTAAACGGAGATTACTGCCTGCGTTTGGATTATTTTCCCAATAGACTGTTTAGATATAATGGACGCCGTTGGGTCAAGATCGAAGAGAAGGTGCGTACAGATTTGAACAATGGACCTAGTAACAATACTTTACGCTCAGGCTTTGTTAACAATACATACACTGTTAACACCACAGACATGGGCAATATTCCAAGTCGCCAAAGTCTGTCAGAGATTCTCAAGCCCAGAGCCGACAACGGTGATCGAGGTGGCAACTTATCTCCTAATCCAAGACCGCCGCAACAGCCTGGACAACCTAACGAGCCATAACAATGCAAATGTTTTTTTACGACGAGCAAATTCGTCGCTTCTTACTGCAATTTACTAGAATCTTTTCAGGATTCCAAGTTGAATACGGCAATGAAAATAACGGACCCAACGCGGCTGCGTTGTTACGTGTACCTGTACGATACGGAGATGCCAGTCGCAACGCACAAACAGTGATACAAAATAACTCTGCCAGTGAGTTACCATCGACTCCGCTGATGACTTTTTGTATAACTAGTCTGGATTACGCTAGAGACCGTATTCAAGAGCCATATTTTGTCAGTAAAATGAATGTGAGACAACGTTCCTACGATGACGCCACAGAAGCATGGGATACTCAACAAGGCAATGCATTCACCATCGAACGATTGATGCCTGTGCCTTATAACTTGGTATTGAACCTAGACATATGGACATCAAACACAAATCAAAAACTGCAATTGTTAGAACAAATCTTAACGCTGTTCAATCCCAGTTTAGAAATACAATCAACTGATAACTTTATTGATTGGACCAGTTTAACAGTGGTGTATCTAGACCGTGTGACTTGGACCAGTCGCACTATACCGTTGGGTACAGAAAATCCCATTGACATTGCCAGTTTGACCTTTAGTTTGCCTATTTGGATTAGTCCGCCAGCCAAAGTTAAGAAACTAGGCGTTATTGAGCGTATTGTAGCAGGTATATTTGATGCCAACGGCGATGCCGCAGATGCAATTACCAACAACGATTTGTTGTTAGGTACACGAGCAATATTTACGCCATGGAACTATCAAATTGTGGTGATACAAGACAAAATACAGATTCTAGAACCAGCAGTGGTTGTTGATTCAACCAACGAGCAACTTACTGTACCAGATGTTGTGACTACTTCATCACTGGTGTGGCCAGCAGTGATCAATGCTTACGGGGTACTTAGACCTGGTATCAGTCAAATACGTTTAGAACAAGCCGACGGGTCAGAAGTTGTGGGCACTATTGTAGTAGACCCCAACGACGATCGCTTGTTATTGTTCAGCGCTGACCCAGACACAGTTCCGCAAAATACACTAGATCCTATCGATGCTGTTATTAACCCTCTGTTGAGTGGTCCCGGCGACGGGTTACCTGCTGCGGCCACAGGACAAAGATATCTCATTACTGAAGCCACTGGCAACACAGACAACTGGGCTAACCCTCAATTATGGACTGGTGTATACGGACAGCCTTTGGTTGCCAATGCCAACGACATTATCGAGTACGACGGAGCAGAATGGAATGTGGCTTTTCCTAGCCAAACTACAACTGACATACAGTATGTTACCAATCTAACTACTGGATTGCAATACGAATGGACTGGTGCTGAATGGATCAAAAGTTATCAAGGCGTTTACGTAGAAGGTTCATGGAGTCTAGTGTTGTAAAGGCTGTTGGCGTATGGTTCTGCTGTAAGCATACCAGCAGATATCTATATCTCATGAGAAACGACAACAAACACCCATATACATGGGGATTGCCGGGTGGCAAAGTTGAAGCCGAAGAAACGTTGCTAGGTGCTATGGAAAGAGAATGCACCGAAGAGCTAGGCAGTTTTCCTGCTTATCAACGACTGATTCCGTTGGAAAAGTTTACGTCTGTAGACAATCAATTTGAATATCATACCTGGGTCTGTATCGTGGAACAAGAGTTTGTACCGGTGCTAAATGACGAACACCACGGCTATGCTTGGATAGACCGTGGTGTTTTTCCTAGACCTATGCACCCTGGATTGTGGAGCACAGTTAATATTGACAGTGTTCAACTCAAACTCTCTGCGGTTGAAAGCAGCGAGTTAAATTAGAGTCTGCCTACTACAACTTCAATTACTCCAGGTGCTTCGCTGTTGTAATTTTCCAGAGCTTTACCAATTACTGTACCAATTGCTGGTGTAGCACAGGCCACAGCAACACCATTGCCTCCTGACACCATCATGTCGCCTTTGGCCACAGTGCCCACCACAGAAGTTGGAACTCGACCTGTCAATGCCACCGCTACAGCATGTTCGCTGGTAAGAACAGAGTTCATTAGGTGTGCTGGATTGGTAGAAACCACCCCAGCAATGCGATTGCTTCCTGCGGACAAACTCAATGTGACTTCATTGGTGCCGCCAAATTCTAACACAGTTCCTGGAGGGTAGGCGGCATCTGCAGAATACATTTCTGCCAAGTCGGCATATTGAGCTGTAGTTGCTTTACCAAATACTGTATTGAAGTAGTTAGTTGCACTGCCAACGTTGCCGACGCCATTGGCGTTAGCATTGACAATGTTACCTGCGGTAACGTTACCTGTTGAAACAGTTAAACTTGTGCCAGTAATACCAGCACCAGTGATGCTGCCAGTAACACTTACTGCTGTACCTGTATGGTTAGTTGCTGAAATGTTACCTGCTGTGATGTTACCTGTAACTGCAAGACTGGTCAATGTGCCAACTGATGTAATATTGGCTTGAGCCGCATTAGTAACAGTACCAGCAGTGGTCGCTGAAGTAGCCGATGTAGCACTAGAAACTGTACCAGTTACGTTAGCACCAGTGATTGAGCTTAGGCCGGCGCCAGAGCCATAATGTGTGGCAGTGATGTTACCTGCGGTGATGTTACCAGTTACTGCCAATGAACCCAGTGTACCTACTGACGTAATATTGGTTTGTGCCGCTGTAGTCAATGTGCCAACAATGCTGGTGCCTGACAAATTGCCGCCAGTGATGTTGCCTGTGGCTGATATCAGCCCTGCTGTTAATATATTGCCACCGGTGATATTTCCAGTGCCAGATACCTGTCCACTGTTGTAAAGTAAATTACCACCTGTGATATTACCTGTGGCTGATATCAAACCACCAGTCAAAACATTGCCGCCGGTGATGTTGGCAGTGGTTGTTACAGCAATTATGGAATTAATGGCTGATACTACATTACCACTCAAACTTAACCCTGTGGCATTTAAGTTTCCACCGTCAATGTTACCTGTAGCAGAAATTAAACCTGCTGTAGTAACATTGCCGCCAGTGAT